TGTGGATCTGTATTAAAAACAATACCAATTTTCGGCTTTCCATTTTTCACGTGTTTCATAATATCAAATTTACATAATTCTTCCCAGACACATTTGCCGTCATCCAAGACTTCGTCAAAATCTACGGGAGATGGACCGATGAATAAAAATGACGGGACGGCGTGTTCGTATTGCTTCAATGAATTCGCGATATCAGTACTGGACAACCATTCGTGAATATTCTTCTTCCACTCCTTCGGAGCTTGTGGCGCGAAGGTATAATGAAGCATCTCGGTGTCCATTCCAGATGATGCGAAATTCTGGCGCAGCCAACACGCCTCTTGATGACATACCTGGTTCATATTATTTTTGAGCGCTGTCCATATCGCGCGCGGGTCGGTATCCTCTATTTTATTGTCGGGGTGGCGTTTATTCCAGAGTAGTTTTAGTTTGTTGAGAGATTTGGATGAATAACACGAGAAATCTTTGGTTTCATTGATATCTGGGTCAGTCTCGTCTTTTGGCGCACATGTCACTGATTTGAATTCGCCGGTGTTGCCGCCGCCGCCGGTGTTGCCTCCGTCGTCGTGATTCATATCGTGCGTGAAATAATAAAAATACTAAACCTATACTATTATCTCATAAAAAATTGAAGCGTTTCTACTTATTTAATGTAGTGACACTTATCGTCGTATTTATCGCGCAATGGTCGTAACAACTCGTTCTCGTTCTCTTCAAAATGAAGCCGCTACCGCAGCAGCAGAAAGCGTGGTGGTGGAGGTTGATGGTCAGTGCGAACAACATCGGCGTGTACGAATTCAAACACCGTCATTTCGTGATGCGAGTATTCACACTTATAAAATATATTGGCCAGTCTCAAACAACCACGACCACGACGACGACGATTCCGTTATTCGCAGCATTCGCCGCCATTGTCATCGTGACGTGGAAGAAGCAGCAAATGCAATTATTGCATTGTCGGAGGAAGTGGTGGAACCAGAAGAAGAAGAAGAGCGCACCGCCGCCCCAGTTAGAATAAACCACGTATGTATCAATCCGATGCGTTCCATCACAAACTACATGTATCATATGGTTGTATATAATCGTGATAGAACACACCACCATAAGTCAGCATTTATAGTTTACAATTCCGAAAAACGCATGTATTATGTCTATAGCATCATTTCCAACGGTCCCAATTATCAATCCACGCGCGGTTCGGTCGTCGCTGCTAGTGCTGAATCATCACTAGATGACCTCGGCGGCGGCGTCGGTGGCGGCGGCGTCGGTGGCGACGATAACGAATCAACGACATTGGTGGTGGAACCTATCAATACAATACAAACAAGATTCAGTTGTTATGTCGCAGAAACAATTGAACAATATGTGATGACTATGCTGGTCCCTTCTATTGGCAAAAACTATTACATTCAAGACCAAATCATCGGAATTCTCCTACCAAGACAAAAAATGATCTTTGACAATGAAACCACGTATTATGATGTAGAACGACTACTGTACGATACTTCGTCATCCGAAACAACGAATGGTCACATTGCATTTCCTCTCATTCCCTACCGCGAATATTCAACGGATTCTATCCAATATACGCAAACTGTAACCCAATCTACTCTTTTGATTATAAGTCAATCGGTGTAATCACGGTCACCGTTGCTTGTTCGTTTCATTATAATATTATGGTAATCCCTGACTTTAGGTAATCTAGCATTGATTTCGTCGTCAGTGTTGCCGACGGTAGGTTTCATTACAATAAAGTCGTCTATTGTTTTTTTTCGGATACACATTTTATTTGCAAAGGATAATATTGTATTCGTTGACGGAGACTGCTGCGGCGGTGACTGCTGCGACGGTGACTGCTGCGACGGTGACTGCTGCGACGGCACAGATGCGTCCTGTATCTTTCGCTGTAATTCGCGTCGTGCTTGTAGAACATCATCATCGCGGGATTCTTCCGTCCGAGTATCACCCTCCACCATATCCGTTATATCGTTCCACTTTAAATACTCAATACACGATTTCAGGTATTCTTGATGCGCACGGTTGATTTCGTCGTTTTCACATCGTTCATCAAACAGACCACTCGTCATTGCGAGAATACGGTCTTTATAATACGTCTTTTCTTTACAAAATACGTCGGCCAGTGCGTCGGATGTATTCGCCATACTCTTTTTACATTTGTCATAACGGTTACGGTTTGCCATAACGCTCAATGTCAGTTCGTTGAATTCGCTCCATTCGTTACGGTATTCGTCCCCGCCGCCGTCGCCGCCGCCGATGATGTCTTCAGCCATAACAATGCGGTTTTATAAGTAAGGATAGAACAATAATTTGGCATAGTATTGTTCTATAGTGGTATGTTTTTATGCCCTGTTCCGCATCGTTAAATACTCCTTCGCATTAGAAGACGCGGTCGCGCGCGGGATATAGGTGGGATATTTTCCATCCATTCCCTCCTTGCCTCCGTCTGCCCCAGACCTCCCACGAAAACCCTCCTCAATATGTGTTAGATGTATTTTTTGTTCCTTTTCTTTCTGTTTCTTTTTAAGTTGTTCTTCCGGGATATAATTCGTGACAGGCTCAATGACGGGACCGCCTTCCCCCGTGCAAAACCCATCATAGGTACAATCCAGCGTGCGAAGTTGAAAACGCGTAGAATTATCAAACGTGAGTTTGCCTAAACCATTTGGATTGGGGTTCATCGGTGCGAAATTCGTAGCGCCATTGTCAAATAAATACGGATTCGGTTGTTCTACTTGACGGCCGTCTACCTGAACTTGGTAGAGGTCGCTGGTTGAATTCGGGACATATACTGCGCGGTCGTTACGTTGAAGTGCGAAGTATTGGTTTCGCAGGGATGATTCTACATTGACGCGGTCAACCCATCCTTGCCAAGGCGCTTTCGCATTTCCTGGATTAAATACCGTCTCGGTTGTGTATTGCTGATACGATGGGATGCTCACTGTTGGAACCGGGCGAGATTCAATAATCGGCATCATCGCGTATTTAGATGAAAGGGGGCGAACATTAAAAGCAGGGCGAAGCGTGGCCGACGGGATATTTCTCTCGGAGATGCGTTCATTGATTTCGCCAAGACGGTCGTGATGATTTGAATATGCGCCATTTACAACGCCGTGAAATTCCATTGGTGTGTGATGTGACTACTTATTGTATAATGTGAAAATAAATGTGATATAAATACATCTCATTGATGATTATATCATTCTCCATCAACGCGTATATAATAAGTTAAATGTGCGGGATATTCTATTTTCAAACTGTCGCGCGTATCGCATTCGCTGGATTGAAAACATTGCAGGAAAATTTTATCTTGTCTTCACACCGAGGACCAGACACGTCTGTATTTTTGAAAGATGATTCTCGGGCGTGGGGATTTCATCGCCTCTCTATCAATGGAATGGACTCGGCGGCCAATCAACCTTTTTATATCAAAAATTGTCGTTTGATTTGTAATGGTGAAATCTATAACTTCAGGGAACTCATTGCGGAATTCGGATTAGACAGCGAGTATCAAAGTGGGTCGGATTGCGAAATCATTATTCATCTCTATCGCGCGATTGGAATGTACGAAACCCTGCGTAGATTGGACGGTGTATTCGGATTTGTATTACACGACTATGAAAGCGGGGTCACCTATGTCGCGAGAGATCCAGTCGGTGTTCGTTCTTTATTTATTGGAGTATCGCGACACGATGGCGCGTTTGGAGGTGAGTATTCCGACCTGGTGTCTGTATCACTAAATCCGGACCATTATGCTATATGTGTTTCTAGTGAATTGAAATCAATCCACACATTATGTGAAACAGCAATTCAGTTCCCTGCGGGATGTTATATGGAGTATATCGGCGGGGATGAAGAGGAGAGTAGTGCGAAATTTCATTCGTATTATGATTACGCGCATATTTCGTCTAGCACCGGCACTGAAGGTATAATGAAGACGAATCAAGTCTCATTATTGGAATCTCAACTAAAGAAACTCTCGGTGGATTATTCCTACCCGATTCGCGAAGACGAAGACGAAGGCGAAATACTCGTGAATATTCGTGAACTGTTTACACGGGCGGTAGTGAAACGTTTGATGAGTGAGCGACCAGTTGGATGTCTTCTCTCCGGTGGCTTGGATAGTTCTCTGGTTACCGCAATCGTAGCGCGAGAACTGAAGAAAACCGCGCCAGATACTGTCCTGAATACGTATAGCATTGGGTTGGAGGGGTCGGTGGATTTGATTTGGGCCAGGCGAGTGGCGGAACATTTGGGAACGTGTCATCACGAGGTTACTCTTACGGAAGATGATTTTCTTGGCGCGATTTACGATACGATTTTACAAACCGAGAGTTATTGTACTACGTCCATTCGGGCGTCTGTTGGGAATTATCTCATTAGTAAATATATTCAACAGCAAAGTGATGATGTTGTCATTTATTGCGGGGATATGGCGGACGAAATCTTCGGGTCATACCGCGGATTTTTGAAAGCACCGAGTGATATGGATTTTCATCGTGAAAATGAGCGGATGATTCGTGATGTCCGATATTTTGACCTTCTTAGGTCAGATAAAAGCATTAGTGGCGCTGGATTGGAGGCGCGTGTGCCATTTGCAGACAAGGCATTTCTAGAGTATGTTATGCGAATTCATCCGCGATTTAAGCGGTTCAATGATGAAAGAATAGAAAAATATCTACTTCGTAAAGCGTTTCAAGACTCGGGGCTTTTACCGGATGATGTTCTTTGGCGAAGAAAAGAGGCGTTCAGTGATGGAGTCAGTTCCGCGGATGGCGGGCGAACCTGGGTTCAAATCATTAAAGACTATTCTGATACTGTTATAAACGATTCCGACTTTCAGAATAAGACGAATTATCTGTATTCTCTCTATAATCCACCTTACGATAAGGAAAGTTTCTATTATCGGCGATTATTTGAGACTATTTACCAAGGGCGCGGCGAAACTATCCCGTATTACTGGCGACACCCTTTTTGTGAAGGAGTCTTGGACCCGAGTGCACGTTTACTATCGTTTTACGTTACAGACCGTTCCCACGAGAACATCACCAATCATACCATTGTTGACGAATAGACTATATTCTATCTTTATTATACAGACAACCTCCCCTCCATCCATCCACCGATGAATACCATCAAGAACACGGCGGAAGATTTCATTGTCGCCGTCATAACCAAGATTCGTGACATTATTACACCTATTTTCAGTAAATATACAATGTATTACAAATATATTGATTTATTCTTCTACTCTAGTTACGCGATAATATTATTCGGTTTTTATAATACCGTACCCGAGTATATCCCTATATTCAGAAATACGATATTGTATATCGCTGTAATCGTCCTTTTGCTTCGGTTTAATACGATTTCTTGGACGAATACAAAATTCGCATTTTTAGGCGGAAATACGTTTAGTGATTTTGACCGTCGTCTTATTATTTCTACTTGTATTTTCATTTTGTTTACGCATATTGTTTCAGATACTGTCGCAAATTATGCGAAGGGGCAAATTCAGAAAAATATAACACAACCAGTGAGTACTGGGGTGGTTCACCCGATTTATAATTATATTGATACATCTGGTGCGGTAGATAATATTCCGGTGATGAAGAAGTTTATACGGGCGCAGACGCAGGCGCAGATGCAGGCGTAATTTGACGAAAAAATTGAAATGTTTTTTGTCAAATACAAACGAACGAACGAACACGAACGAACGAACGATGGCAAGAGAAGAAGGAATTCGTAGCCCTGTGATTGAAGATGCCGACCAAGCAATACAAAAGGAACTGGATATCGTGATGGATATTCTGGAAGAGAATCAGGAGAAAATACCCGAAGGTGAATATTTACGAGGAATGAACGCTCTTGGTGCGTTACACCGACACAAACGCAATGCGTTGAGAGAACGCCGCCCTGGCGAAATATTACGTTGTTGGATGACATTGGACGAAATTGAGGATACCGACGAAACTCTTTACGATGAAATTATGGGCGTCGCGAATGATATTGTAGTAGAATTGTGTGGACCGGAATCCAGCATTTTCACGAGCGACGAATACAATCTGGTCCATCGCGGCGAAGAACGCGAATTGTTTCAACAACTTATGAATTACACACCTCGGGAAGGAAATGTTGGATACGAAACGAGTCCAATGGTGCTTCATCACGCGATTCAAGTGATTATGGCGCGCTTGTTTGACGATACACACTATGAACTGGAAATTGTGCGTCCAGTATGTTGTCCGTGTGGATGGCGCGGACCAAAAGGTAATTGGGAGCGACACTTGACGAACGTACGACATCAGAGGTGGCACCACGCAGAAGTAGAATGTGTGGTGCGGCGGCGGGATACACTCGCAAAGCAACAGCAGCAGCAGCAGCAGGAAGAAGAAGACAGCATTGTGGCATCGTCGTCATTGTCGCAAAGTGAGGAGCGATAGAGTAAAATTTATCGTTTACGAATCGTTTTATTGCGCATATTCTTAACAGCATTTGCCTTATCAACATAAAAGACATTACCTGACGAAGACGACGACCTATTTTTTTTAGATGTTTTTGTCATTTTTCGCGAATACACTCGTGGGTTTGAATGGGGGGGTCCATCGCGGAAAAACGCTTGAAGATGGTATAATATATACTTGCTTATAATTTCGTCAATTTCACGCGGAAACATTTTTCGTTGATGGGCTTTTGCGTCATACTCTGCCATATTCGCATATTTTATCAACATATCAAGAAGTTCAATCGTAAGAATTTGGTTTTTTACGGTAGTTGTTGTGCCTGGGCGAATAGAGCGAAGGTGGAATTTGTCAAATACATCACGATATAAATCGCTATTTAAAAATCGGGCGACGAATGTATCAAATGGAATGTAGGAATGATACGCCTGTAGTTTGATATAATACACGCGTTCATCTGTCATTTTATCGTGATAGACGTCATCTAGAAAACATACTTCAATATCAGAAGGAAGACGAGCACACCGAATCAGTTCATTGAATGTTTTCTCTTTTGTCGTTCGTTGCGGGAATTCGGAAGATGCCGACGCTGTATTTTGTGATTTAAATCCGCCAATTGTATGGTCAAAGAGTGGTGGAATAATCGCAATACTGCTACTGCTACTGCTAGAGGCTGCGCGCAATTTAGACTCAAAATATTTGCGAATATGCGCAACCCATTTATCTGGACCCATATTATTCGTATATATCATAACTTTACTACCTGGTATATCGTTCTTCTTTTTACGAATATATTCTAATATACGCAACATATTTGGGCGTATAATTTCTGGATATAAATCAACTAAATCATTGAAATACTGATATGTTATATCTGTTTTATTGAAATAGTCTTGAATTACGTGCGTGAATATAGAGAATTGAGAGAAATTGCCGAGTGTTTCATCTACATCAAACACAACAACCTTTCTCTTTGGTTTCGTTGTCATTTATAATATTGTATTATTTTAGTATTATAATACAAGAACACGATATGCTGGAATATACCGATCGCGATATTGATGAAGATATGAAACTAACTCGCAAAGATTATATTCAGATTCTTACACATTATCGCCGTGGTTCACGGCCGACGCGAAAGGCAGCGTATGCGGGAATTTCCACGAAAACCGTAAAGGAACGCGCACACCGCATTCTTGCGGGGAAATTATGCCAGTGTATCAAAAAGAATACACCTACCACGAAAATGACGATGATGACTCGGGCGCGAAAAAAACGCGAATCTGCGGAAAAAAGTCGGCGTATCGCATATTGTACCCAGTCTATATTCAATAACAGAAAGATTCGTAGTCACGGTTTTCGCTGTAGAACTGCTCGGAGTGACAAGTTGCGTCCACGTTTAATGGGTGAACTTACAAAATCAGCAAAGGATTTGATATTTCGTCATTGACTGTCGGCGTCGCCGTCGTCGCCGTCGTCGCCGTCGCCGTCTACGTATTCTACCGCGCGCAAGATAAGCAATTCTTCTTCACTCAATCGCTGAAATACGATATTTAGTTCAAACTTAATATTAAATACGAAACGTTTCACATTCCGGATGGTGACATTATGAATACCCTCTTCCGGATTTTCGCGGATACGAAATAAGGTTCCGCCAAGTGTGAGATAGGGTCGTGTTTCAAGAGAACGTAAGGGTATCCATCGTATCATTTGGTTATGTTTCAAGTCATATGGATCTTCAATCACGCGGTATAACGATAATTTTCGTTCAAACTCCGCCAGTTTCTCGGGCGTCAAATTCAATGATGTGAGAATTTCGTGTCTTCGCGCGGCAATCTTCTTCAATGTCAAATTCGCAATCGTGTTATTCTCTGTCTTATTCATCGCAGATAATATCGCATCAATATCCATCGGAAATGTGGGTTCATCCAGGACAGATTGAAGTAAGTCGTCGTCGGAATCTACCGCATAATCTGAATCTTTAACGCTTGGATGGGTCCGTGAAAGAGGAGGTGAAGGTGATGATGGTTCACTCGTTTCATCGGTGGACATGGTTGTATCTGTATCTGCGTCGTCCTCATCGTCTTGGTCGTCCTGGTCGTCGTATACCGATTTTTGTAATAATTCATAGACATTAAGTTCTTCGTCATCACAAGCGGGCCTGGACGTTGACCGCGACCTGGACCTGGACCTGGACCTGCGCCGTCCTACTGATGGGCGCATATAATCCAAATCAACTACAACAGTTTTCTTCATAGCGAAGCGAAGCGAAGCCAAGCGAAGCCAATACATACATATATCGGAGTGTGTTTATTATATATAAGGTATTTGAACGCCCACTCGGTAATGTTCAGTTTTTCACACATTTACCGACGTCCTTACTGAAAAACAAAGCATATATAGCATTATCTTATAGCTTTTTGAAAAGTCAGTAAGGCGGAAAATGGCGCGGTTGGAGCGAAAAAAGGTAGTAGCCGTCGGTGTGTGAATTGCGCTTACGATAATCCCGCGGGTTTTTATGCCATTCGCGACGGAATCCGCAAATTATGCTCTCGTCAGGCTAAATGTGCGAAAAATCGTGTTTTAAAAGTAAAACGGGCTACCCCGGATTTGGACATTTTTTAAAAAAAGTGATTTTACCCTTTTTGATTTAGCGGGATATATAGCATTTTATTTTCTGGTGATGTGACTGAAGATGGTGTAAATGTTGCCAAAATGTCAAAAGTGTCAAATTGCAAGATAAGACAAAATAAGACAAAACTGGGGTAAAATAAGACAAAATAAGACAAGAAAATACCCCAGTTGTGACGGAGATGTTCGGTTTTCATAGTGAGAATGGCAACATTGTGACCAACCGATGGTGCCAATGTTGCCAACCCCAAGGGGTAAAATGAACACGCCAGTCAGCGGGAGGTGAATAAATAATAGAGGTATAATATAGATTATAAGTAAAGATACTCCGAATCTCTCGGAATATACAATTTAAACCGGTGAAAAATGCCGCGGAAGTATGTTGATTATTCAAAAACGTATATTTATCAGCTAACTTGTAAAACAAAGGATATTTCAGACGCTTATATTTCCTATACCACCAACTTGACACAACGAAAGTATAAGCATAAGCGCGAGACTTTGGATAATACATATCAAACGAAGTTATATGAATGTATTCGGACAAATGGTGGATGGGGAAATTGGAAGTGTATTATTTTGGAAGAATGTTCTTGTGATAATGAAAACCAAGCCAAGGAATTGGCAAATTCCTATATTATGAAAATGAAACCAAATTTGAACGATGAAAAAATGGACGAAAAGTCAATGGA